ATTTATGCATGTTGTTCATTTTTTGGTAAAATGATAAATATATTTACATAGCACAATACGGTGCTTCGTAATGATAACTCATTAACGGCGGTTAGAACCCGCAACCCATATTAGGAGAAATCAAATGGGACGCCCTTTAAAGATTGCCAAAGCGGTAATGTTAACATTGACCGCAACAGATGGAACAACTGAAGTTGTTACAGTAAGTGAAAATTTAAATACTCTAAATGTTATCGCAGGAATGCCTTTTGTAATTGCTACTACAACAGGTGGTTTAACAGCAGGTACAACATATTGGATTTTAGAAGTACTAACAGCTAATACTTTTACAGTATCAGCAACAGTTCCAAATGCTAATCCTTCTTATACGAAGGTTAATCTATCAACAGCTGGTCCAGTAACAGTACTATTGTCGGTTGGTGTAGTAGATTCTGGATTCCAAAATCCTGATTCTACAGCACAATCAGGTGGAACATCTACTAACCCAGGCGCAAGCTATGGTGTAGTTGGTGGTAACACAACAATTTATGGATCACAAGTATTAGCACAAGTTGCTATTGGTATTAATGGTACTGGTACACTATATGCTCTTAGTGGCAATGCTAACGTATTCGGAACAGGTACAGATTTCGCTAATACTACTTCAGTTGGTTCTGCAATTCAAGTTGCAGTTGCAAATACTAATGGTAGCACAGACTATGTTAATTTAGGTTTTATTGCAACTAACAGTGGTTATGCAAATATTGAGATTTCAAATGCTACTGCAACTGGTAATTTCTTAACCACAGTAGGTAATGCACAATTATTGTTTGCAAGCAAACCGGTTGTATTATCAGCTAATATCGGTGGTTTAGTAGCAGGTACTACTTATTTCGTTAAAACAATTGCCAACACTACTGCATTTAGTGTTTCATTAGACGCAGGTGGCCCAAACGTTGGATTATCTAACCAAAATGCTACTTCTTATGCTGTTCAAGATCGTATCATATTATCAGGTGCAGCCACTACTTCTTATGCAAATGCTGCATTTGTTTATGCAAATGATGAAGCAGGATATATTGTTCGTCAGAAAGGTAAACAAAAGTATTTGGTTACAGGTCTAACATCTGGCTTAACCGCTCAATGTACAACCGCTAATGTGGCTAATACAGCATTAACACCAAACACAATGAGTGTTACTGCAACAACAGCAACACCAGCAACAGTATATGTTCAGTCAGTCAATAATTATCAATCAGAACTATTTGAAGTTACAGTAGCTCCTGGATCATTATCAGTTGGTACAGCTTATACAATTCTTAGTGTAGGTACTACTAATTGGACAGCAGTCGGTGCTTCTGCTAACATAACTGGTGTGTCATTCGTTGCAACTGCAACTGGTTCAGGTACAGGTACAGCGATATTGACTACAGCGAATCCTGATGTTATTGCTACATTCAACACAGCATACGCTGCTAATACATACGATGGACAACCTAACCCAATCGTTGTAGTTAATAACGCATAATCATGGCAAATACTAGAGCATTATCCGTTAATACATCGGACACTGATATTGCCGTCCTTCAAGTTCAAGTTAATAATATTGAAACAAAAATCAATGAATTAAAAATAGACTTGAAGGAAGTACATGAGTGTCTTGATAAAAATGCGGAAGAAACTCACAAGTTAATAAAAGAGTTGCAAGAAACTAATGACGCTTCTCATAAAGCATTAACTGACAAGGTTAGTGCATTAGAAAAATGGCGTTGGATGATGATGGGAGCAGGTGTAGTTATCGGCTCTATGGGATTTGATACTCTAGCAAAATTGCTAAAATAAAAAAAGGGACTTAAAGTCCCTTTTTTATTAATGTCTTTAATTTTTTCTGCACCACATCAAAATTTACTGTACTAAACAATCCTGGATGTAATGGCTTGGGATATTGACCTTCACCTACCCAAGCATATCCGCAATGCTCTTCGTTTAACACAGGAATAAATTCTTCTTCTACGGCAGAAAAAAATGTATGATATGTAAAATTATTATTGACAAATTTTTGAATAGGCACTAACTTAGGATTATCAGGCCAATAACCAATTTCTTCTATACTTTCCCGCTGTAGCCCATCTAGTAAGGTTTCGTCTTCTTCTATTTTGCCACCAGGTATACCCCAGTTGCCTGGGTTTCTTGCATCAGTTCTAAGTAAATATAGGAATCGTTTAGTGTTTTTACTATAGAAGAATATTCCAGCTGATGTATTACTCATTTGGAAATTATATCATACTATAAATCAGATTACAATACTGTAGTCGCCCTCATTATACCAGCCATCAACTGCTTTTACCCAATTGCCTTCTGTCCAACGATATTGCATATTGGTAGTTAAATTAGTAACATATTCGGTGGTAGTAGTATTTTCAGAATCAAACGCAACTTGCCATACTCCCAAACTACTATTAAATTGGATTATATCATTAGCATTGGCTACTAAATTTCCCCATGCTACTGTAGTAGAATCTCCACCTGTACCTTCTACAATTAAATATCTTCTACCATTAACAGGACCTGGCAAACCTGCATTAGGACCTACTAGTTGTGGATTAATAATACTAGTCACAGGATTTAAAGTATTTTGCGGTAGTGTATCAGGATCTATATTATAGATTAAAAATCTGTCATCAAGTGGATCAGGCACAATTGTACCTACTATCTCTGTATCCATATATGGATTTTGTAACCATATTTGCGATATACCAGGTTTTATTACCCCATAGGCATTTAAATATGAAGTCCAATATAGAGAAGTATTAGGAGATTCGGGAATAGCAAATTCATCATTAGGTGGATCAAATGGTTGATTTGCAGGTAATAGTTGTAGAGTATTACCTAATAATAAAACTTGATAGCCATATGGACTAATTTTTTGTCTAGTACCTAATAACAAATCATCATCTTGTATATCTTGTAGAGAAGCACCTTTGAAAATACTGTAAATAACTTTTTCAATAACACCCATTTTCTTAAGTTTACTTGATGTACTTAACCATATGGGCATATAGAATTTCCAAGTCATAACATCAATGGGGTTTCCTGTTCCTTGTGGAATACTACGACTTGTAAATGTTAACCCATCTTGATATACTATACTTAAAGAAGTCCAATCTAAGAAGTTATCAGTGCTTTGAATTTCTAATCCAGGATTGAATAAAGTACCTAATTGTTCAATAATTTCTAATTTTTGATTATAATTTGTAGTCCAAAAGTCAACAGTGATTCTCAATGTATAAGGTACTGGCATTAATCTTTCAACAGTGAATGCCTGTCCTTGTGTAGTTTCATATGATTGTGAATCAGCATTATATGCTCGCTGACGAATTTGTGTTTTTTCAACAAATGTAGGATTTTGAGTTCTGCCTTGATTATATTCTAATCCACTTATGTAGTATGTTATCAACGGTGCTGATGGTAAATTGCTAGCCGAGTTGTTAGCAATTATAGTAGCGGCTTGTCTGCTGCTATCACCATACATAATAGGTACTCTAACATATATTGTATTACCAGCAGGATCTTTTCCTTTAGTCACATACCATGAACTAAAAATTTTTGCAAATTGAAGTAAAAATCTGCGGATCTGATTATCATAAAAAAACTGTGCCAATTGAATTACCTTTGTTTATGGAATTGGTGGGATAGGGTCTAACGGAGGTTGTAGTATTGAAGATAATGGTTGTGCTTCAGGAATAACTGTACCGTTTGTCAATACAGTTACATTTGAATCATTGATAAATCCAGACAATAATGACTTATCTGAAGCAGTAAATCCAGTATCGGTTCTAACATTCTCAGAAATTCTTATCCATAATCTACCGTCCCATCTATATAATAGTTGTGGTAAGTAATCTATTCGTAAGAAATAATCACCTACTTTTGGGTTTTGTGGGAATGATATACCACTGCCAACTGGATATCCGTTTGGTGCTACGGCAGTACCTGTTAAATAACCTGCACTATAACCAAATGTTCTAGGACTTGATCTAGCAATATATTGGAATGAAGGATCACAATCAGCACGATAATCCATTTGTGGAGTTACAGTACCAGTGAAACCAGGTGCTACTGGGTTTTGATCACCGGTTGCATATGTATTATCTGCTGTTCCATATGGACCAGTAACTGGGCCAGTAGATTGCACAGAAAGAATCATGTCGCCTTCAACTTGCCCTGAATTATTACCTATTCTTTTTGGTGCTAGTTGTAATACTTCTAAATTAATTTGGGTAGAAACATTTATAGCATCTGCTGTTATATCCCATATACTTTTTAATGCTTGTTTAGATATTTTAACTACAGGACTTGCAATTTTATAATTAGGATTCCTAATAATTGCTACAGTACCTGTAGTAGGTTGTCCACTAGAACTAGTAACTACGCTAACTGGTGGAGCAGGTTGATCATTCTTTCCTGATAATACTCCATTTGATTCATATTCACCGTATGTTGGTGAAATATATAAACTACTACGATTATATCCTGCTTCAGGAAGAATTCTAGCGGCTTCCTGTAATGCAGCATTATTAATTTCAATATTCTTGTTGTATGTAGCAAGAATATCTTTAAGATTCTGTTCTTCTGACAATTTCCAATATGCTGGATTTGGTGGATATATTCCTGCAGGAACATCAGTAATTGATTCGTAGTTTTTATCACCATAACTAATAATATAGCCAGGTGGATAAGTTTTATCTTTATCCCATAACCCTAAGTAATTATCCTGATTAATTGGTTCTTGAAGTATTTGACTGAATTCTTGACTATCAACCAATGGCTCACATTTAATTCGCCATAGATGGGGATACCATGTTACAGAGAATCCCTCACTCGCATAATTAGAATCGGTTATTTGATAGAATCTTTTTAATGCTACTGGTATTGTTTCTTTTAATGGATTATAATCAAGTAAATGAGGTAATTCTAATACATCGCCTACCATTAACTTTCTACCAATAAGTTCAATCATGTCATTGTAATGTACTGTAATAAAGATAATGTCATTATTCAAAAACAATCCAAATTGACTTAAATCAAAGTCTAAGTTTTGTACATTGTAATGTCCACGCAACCGATATATACTGGTATCGTATGTTCTATCACGGTTTTCTAAAAACAACAGGTCTTGTATATTAGTAGGATTTAGTGTAGAATACTCAGGTTGAGTATAATCAACGCTTGCACCTTGATTAGTAGGACCTAAATATTTATGTATGTATAAATCAGTTCCACCAACAGTTAACATTTCCGATATGGATCTATCTAAAAATCTATAGTCGTTTTGTTTATTGGAACGGTAGAGGCTAAGTCTTGGCATATATGTATTTATCATGCACGAGGCTTGACAATAAATGGCAGGTCGTGTATCATTGATATATAGATCGTAAACAGGAGTGATCATGGTTAGGAAAGCTAGCAAGAAAGCCGTAGAAGAAGTTGGTTTGGTCCGTAGTCTGACCCCCAAGGATGAAGATGCCAAATATTTTGGTGAAGAGCCTTCGTTTCTCATGCAACCCACTGAGGACAATCGTGGCATAGCACTGGCCCGAGCATTCAACTGGTACAACAAATTTTATGGTAAAAAAGATGCCAAAGAATTTTTGGCACAGTACCTAGACTTGAATACCCGCCCACAAGACGCTAAAACTATCAGGCGTGCGGCTGACAATGAAATTATTCCAACTCTATGTTGGTTGTCTCGTATGAAACTCCGTGGTCTATCATTAGTAGAATATGAAAAACAGACCTTGGAAAACGAAATCAATCGGTTGCTGAATACTATCTATAAACCCGAAGTCAAAGAGGCTAGCCGCACTGGTGGTCCAGTTAAATCTGAAGTACCTGTTGTTAATAGGCCTAATGTACAAGAAATTATGCGGGAAAAGGCTAGCGAGGCTGCAGGTGAATTGGAAGGTTTACTAGACGATTTCATCCAAGCAGGTGCTCCTACTAAGCATACATATCGTCCAATTGATGAATTGGCTAAAAAGAATGTATTGCCCCAGCATGTTAGTTTCATTGTTGAAACTTGGAATAAAAAACTTATTGAATTTACCAAAGTACAGGAAGGTAAAGATGACCAACTTGTACAGGGTTATATGCATTTGAGTAAGCAACAGGTAAAAAACATCATTAAGTTTATTGAATTGGTTATTAGCGAAATTGGTAGTTATGTTACCGTTAAAAAGGTTAGCAAGGCTCCTCGTAAACGCAAACCAGTTCCAGTTGAAAAGCAAGTATCCAAACTTAAATATTTGCGTGAATTTGTAGATGCGGCTACTAAACTTAATTTGACAAGTTTGCATCCGACTAAGCTACATGGTGCAAGTGAAGCTTGGGTATATGATACTTCACGGCGCAAACTTCATCATTATATTGCTGATGAATATAGTAAATACTTTACTGTTAAAGGTAGTACACTGTTAGGCTTTGATACTACACAAAGCGAATGTAAAACTTTGCGTAAACCAGCCGAACAGATTAAAGAAATTATGGGTAGCAAGCCAGCCGCTCGTAAATACTTTAAAGAAATTAAGGCAGTGTCCGTTACCCCTACAGGAAGGTTTAACGAACATATGATCATTTTAAAAGCATTTTAAATAAGGATAAAAAATGAGCGTAGATTTAAACAAGTATAGTGAATTTGTAGAGGCAGTTACCAGTAGACCTAGTAACTATTTGACTGATTTTATTAATAGGTTAGACCAATTATCAGATAATAGGGATGACTCTATTGAAGAGTATGGTCCCAAAGTTAATATGCCGTTGCTAATTACCGGTTCATTGGGTCTTAGTTCGGAATGCGGTGAATTCAATGAGATAGTAAAGAAGGTAATCTTTCAAGGAAAGCCTCTAACCAAAGACAATCTGTTTCATATGGAGCGTGAATTAGGCGATATCATGTGGTATTGGATTAATGCCTGCAGGGCACTTGGGCTTGATCCTAATACTGTTATTAAAGGCAATGTTGACAAGTTAATGAGTCGTTATCCAGGTGGTGTATTTGATGTAACGCAGAGTGAAAATAGAAAAGAGAATGACTTATAATCCTGATAAATAACATATATCAGGATTATAAAAATGACCGCAAATATACTAACAACACCTAGTAATCTAACCTTAGATGAATTAAAAGAATCTCTTTTCAATAACCTAAGATTAAGATTAGGCGGCGATATTGTAGATATTGAGTTAGATCCTCAGCATTATGAAGCGGCATTCAATTACACAATTAAATTGTATCGTCAGCGGGCGCAAAATGCTACCGCTGAATCATACACACTAATGACGGTTATTCAAAACATAGACACTTATACATTACCTCAAGAGTTTATTAATGTAAGGTCTCTATTTCGTAGAACAGTAGGGTTAGAAACAGGTCCTAGTTCTACCTCATTTGATCCCTTTTCAAGTGCTATTCTTAATACTTATTTGTTAAATTATAACTATACCGGCGGTATGGCAACATATGATTTTTATGCTGGTTATGTAGAATTAGCGGCAAGAATGTTCGGTGGTTATGTCAATTATACCTTTGATCCAGTTACTAAGGTTCTTAGAGTAGTTAGAGATTTTAAGGGCACAGGAGAACGAATCCTAGTTTGGGCCGATGTACAAAAACCTGTTGAAGTTCTATTACAAGATCCAGGTGCTGGTGTTTGGATTGGTGATTATGTTTTAGCAGTTCTAAAAGGTATTATTGGCGAAGCTAGAGAAAAGTTTGGTACTATTGCAGGTCCGGGTGGTGGAACTACATTGAATGGTACGGCAATGAAGGCTGAATCCAAAGCCTTACAAGAAACCCTTTTAAATGACTTGAGACTGTATCAGGATTATTCACAACCATTGACTTGGATACAAGGTTAACCTAAATACTTTATTTTGTAAAGCTCCTGTAATATAATATATATTTACAGGAGTTTACCATATGATCATTGGTGTTACGGGTTTAATCGGAAGTGGCAAGGACACTATAGCAGACTATCTAACTACATTTCATGGTTTTAAAAGATTAAGTTTTGCCGCTTCTCTTAAAGATGCTGTAGCAGCGGTGTTTAGTTGGGATCGTGAAATGCTAGAGGGCACTACTAAGTCTAGCAGAGAATGGCGTGAGCAAGTTGACCCGTGGTGGGCAGAACGCTTAAACATGCCCAATCTTACTCCTAGGTGGATACTACAATATTGGGGAACAGAAGTTTGTCGTAACGCATTTCATAGTGACATTTGGGTAGCATCGGTAGAAAATAAATTAAGGACCTCTACTGATAATATTGTATTGACTGATTGTAGATTCTACAATGAAGTAGGTGCTATTAAAAATGCAGGTGGTATTACTATTAGAGTTGAAAGGGGTCCAAATCCTGAATGGTATTCACATGCGATAAACTTTAATAAAGGTGAAAACGGTAATTTAGGGTGGGCTCTTGGGAGAAACCATCTTGAACAATTAGGTATTCATGCTAGTGAATACAGTAGTGTTGGTTTGGAGTACGACTATATCATTGCCAATGATGGTACGATAGATGACCTGCATAAAAAAATTCAATCAATAATCAACCTGTAAGTCACCACGTTTCCAAGTAACTTCTTTTTTCTTTACCACTTCAACACAGTTTAAGCATATACTACGCAGATTACTTAACATAATATTTTCTAAATTACCATCAATATGAAACACGGTAATTTGCGTTGGAAATACACTACGAAACCCACATAAATCACATGTGGGTTTTTTCTTGTATCCTGATTTTTCCCAATTATAAACTCTAGGTTTTTTCTTAGACCTAGTTTTCCCACATCCATCACAGATACTTCGATAGTGGGTTATGCCGTTTTTTTTGTAATTAATGGCGCAGTAGTTCTTGTTACAAGAGATACAAATTGGTCTTTTAAGTGTCATATTGTATTTACACCTTCGAAGGTTCGTCTAATCAGCCTTTTTTTAAAAAATAATATAAATAAGAATATGCAAACTAGGTGGTAAACCTCATAATTTTACAATAAGGAAAAATAAAATGGCATTAACAAGTCCTGGCGTTGAAGTTACAATCGTTGACCAAAGTCAATATCTTCCAGCCGCAACCGGTTCCGTACCTTTCGTGTTAGTCGCAACAGCACAAAATAAAGCTGATCCCACTGGTACAGGAGTAGCAGTAGCTACTACAGCAGCAAATGCAGGTAAATTATATCAAGTAACAAGCCAACGTGATCTTGTTACATTATATGGTAATCCGTTCTTCTACACAACAACTGCAGGTACTCCAATTCAGGGTTATGAACTCAACGAATATGGATTACTAGCAGCGTACTCATTATTGGGTGTTACTAACCGTTGTTATGTATTAAGAGCAGACATTGATTTAGCCAGTTTAGTTGGTCAAACAGGTAGACCGGTAGGCGCACCTGATGATGGAACATGGTGGTTAGACACAACAACATCAACTTGGGGTATATATCAGTTTAATGCTACAACTGGTCAATTTACACTACAGACTCCTATTGTTATTACTGATTCAGTTTATTTAAGTGCTGGTGTACCAATTGCTAGTATAGGTAATATAGGTGACTATGCGGTTAATGCTATACAAATAACAGGAACTCCAACTTCATCAAAGCAATTCTTTTATAAGACTACTGCTAATATTTGGACATTTGTTGGATCAATAGCATGGAAAGCAGATTGGCCAACCGTTCAAGGCACGGTTTCTAACCCTGTATTAAACGCAGGTGACACCTTTACTATTGCTATAGACGGGACTAATTCAGTTACTATCACTGTTCCGGATGCTGGAGGTGGTGATGGGACAGTTAGCGGAGTTGCAAGTGCTATTAATGCTTTAGGATGGACTTTCTTATCTGCTACAGTAAGAAGTGGAAAACTTTGTATTTTTGGAAAACAATTTGAACTTCCAGGTGCGGATCCACAATATGTAACTATAGCCAATGATGCAGGCACTGCCCTTGCCGATATGGGAATTACAGCGGATACTTATTATCAGCCAACAATAGACTGGGGTACTTCAGCAGAACAGCCATTATGGCAAGATGGACAAAGTTATTCTCGTCCTACTGGTTCAGTATGGATGAAGGTTGGATCGGCAGGCAGCGGGTTACAACCATATGTTTCTCAATATTCTGCTACTACCGCTGCATTTGTAAACAGAAATGTGTCATTAGCTATGAGTGACTGGGATGCTACAGCAGCACTTGATGCTACCGGCGGTAAGGCTATTCCTGCAGGGACAGTATATGGTCAGTATGAGTTTAATGATTCAGTTAAATCAAGTCCATTGTACTTATGGGAAAGATATGCTACAGGTCCTACAGTAGTAACTGGTACAAATTCTTCTCCAAGTTTTGCTTCTACAGCCAATATATATGTTTATGCTTCAGTTCCCGGATCAACTGACTTAGCCGGTCCTTATACTGTAAGCATTAATAACGGATATGACGCTACAGATTTTGTTACTGCATGGTCAGCAGCCGGTATTGATTATACTACTGCTAGTGTAACAACTGATGGTGCAATACAGTTAATACACACTGAAGGCGGCGAGATCGTCATGAATGATGTTCGCACATCAGGTATAGATGGTCTACTATTGACAGACAATGCTTCAAGTATTTCAGGAACTAGTGTTACTGCTGCTGCAACTTATACAGGTGTAACTGTTACTACAGTTTCAGGTGGTGGATCAGGAGCTATAGCTACTGTAGCTAAAACAGGAGCAGGCACATCTTATAGTAGTTCTAATACAACAATAACAATTACCACTCCAGGTTCAGGGTATGTTGTTGGTGACTCATTAAAGATTTTAGGAACAGCATTGGGTGGGACAACTACTACAAACGACCTTACATTTACAGTGGGTACTGTTGTTGATTATCAAAAGGGAGCTTCTGCAGGTATAATTGACGAAGCTGGTTTTGTAATAGGTGATACCAATGTTAAATATGGAACACCTATAACAAGTTCGTTCACTAATGTGCCAGTTACAGGCGGAGCAGGTACAAGTGGAACGGTAGATGTAACGATTCAGGGCGGTACATATATAGTAGATCCAAATGCTGATTCCACCGGTACTAGTTATGTTGTAGGGAATACTATTACAGTATTAGGAGCCAATTTAGGCGGATCTACTCCTGCAAATAACTTAGTGTTAAAGGTCACATCGATCGGTGGAAGCGGGCAACTTACTGGAGTAACTTATGTTTCTGGTAGCGCAGTAGCCAATTATTCAACACAATTGAGTAACTGGTCTGAATTTACTTATACTGCAAACGCAGGTGCTCCTGTTGCAGCCCCAGCTAATAACACAAATTGGTTCTATAGTGTTGTAAATCAAGCTGATATTATGGTAAATATCCCAGTTGATGGTTGGGTAGGCTATAAAATGACTAACTATGATAACAATGGATTCCCGATCCCAACAGGTGTTAATGCTACTGATCCAGCTGGGCCAATCGTAAGTCCAACTGAGCCAACTACACAAAGTGATGGCACAGCACTAGCTTATGGTGATTTATGGATAAACACTACTAACTTAGAAGATTATCCTGTCATTTCTCGTTGGCAATCAGTTGATGGTACAGATACATGGGTTCTAATAGATAATACAGATCAAGTTAATAGTACTGGTATAGTATTTGCGGATGCTCGTTGGGCAACTAACGATAATACGAATCCAGCAGATGATCCTATTCCAACAATAGCAAGTTTGTTAAGTAGTGATTATTTAGATTTAGATGCACCAAGCTCAAGTCTATATCCAGTAGGAATGTTATTGTTCAACACACGCCGTTCAGGTTACAATGTTAAGCAATACAAAGTTAACTATTTTAACTCAGCTAGTTTCCCTGGTGCAACATTGCCTCTTCAAACAGATGCATGGGTATCATCAAGTGGCTTACAGTCTAACGGTAGTCCATATATGGGTCGTAAAGCTCAAAGAGCAATGGTAGTGGAATCACTGCGTTCTGCAATTGATACTAATCAGGCTATCCGTGATGAAGATAACTTCTTCAATTTAATGGCTACACCTAATTATCCTGAATTACAACCTAACATGGTTGTACTAAATGCTGATCGTGGTGAAACAGGTTACATCTTAGGTGATACACCATTAGGTCTACCTGATAGTGCTACTGATATTCAGGCATGGGCTACAAATGCAGCAGGTGCTACAAGTACAGGTGAAGAGGGTTGTGTAACACGCAATACTTACTTAGGCTTGTTCTATCCAAGTGGGCTAGCATTTGATTTATCTGGTAACGAAGTCGCAGTTCCAGCATCACATATGATGTTACGCACATTCTTACGCAATGATAATATTGCTTATCCTTGGTTAGCAGCAGCAGGTACACGTAGAGGTGTTATTGACAATGCAGCAAACATTGGATATGTAGATAGAACACTCGGAGAATTCCAAGTTATCAAAACTAGATTAGGCATTCGTGATGTTCTGTATGTTAATTTTATCAATCCAATGGTATTCTTTACAGGAAATGGCTTGTTGAATTATGGTAATAAGACAAGTTTTGATTCATCTAGTGCATTGGATAGAACTAACGTTGCAAGACTAATTGCTTACATCCGTCGTCAATTGACACTTGCAGCACGTCCGTTCGTGTTTGAGCCTAATGACGCATTTACTAGAGGTCAAATTGCAAACTCAGTAATATCACTAATGCTTGACTTACAAGCAAAACGTGGTATCTATGACTATCTAGTGGTGTGTGATGAGTCAAATAACACTCCTGCTAGAATTGATAGAAATGAGCTTTGGGTAGACGTTGCGATTGAGCCTGTTAAGGCAGCTGAATTCATCTACATCCCAGTTCGTATTTTGAATACAGGTGAGTTAGCAGCACTATAAAAAGATTAAGGGGCAGAAATGCCCCTTAAGAAAAGATAAATAATATTAACAGGAGAAATTAAAATGGCGATAGCCTCACAAACACTAGTTAATCTGTCAGCAAGTGATACCAATAATGGTAATCAGACTTTGTTGATGCCAAAGTTACAGTTTAGATACCGTCTAAACTTTTTCAACTTTGGTGATAACGATGGACTTGAATTAACAAGACAAGTTGTTGATTGTTCTAGACCAAACCTTTCGTTCGCTAAAATAACATTACCAGTATACAACTCTACCATTTACATGGCAGGCAAGCATACATGGCAGACAATGACTATTAACGTTCGTGACGATGCTTCAGGTGCAGTATCCAGATCAGTTGGTGCACAGGTTCAAAAACAATTGGATATGGCAGAACAAGCCAGCGCTGCGTCAGCAAGTGACTATAAGTTTTCAATGACTTTAGAAATTTTAGACGGTGGTAATGGTGTTGCAGTACCGCAAGTACTTGAAACTTGGTATCTAGTTGGATGCTTCTTAGAAACAGTTAACTATAATAATGTTAACTATAGTACTAACGAAGATATCAAAATTGCATTAACGGTTCAGTTTGATAACGCAATCCAAACAGGCTACAACGGAGTCGAAGAAGGCGTAGGACAGACAGCACAACAACAGAGAAACCCAACAGATACAGCTACCAGCGTAGCCTAAAGGTAACGCATGGCCAATTCTAACGGGCAAAATCTACAAAGAAGGACCGGTAAATCCGGTCCTTTGAATGACGGTACAACCTATTCTGCTTCTGGTACAAATTTGCGTGATGCCCAACACGCAGCAAAAATATTTAGAACTGGTGTTTATCAAAGAGCACCTAAACTTAAATTTTTATTTCATGTATATTTTGATATTAACGAAAGAGCATATAATCAAAACATAAGTACTGGTGATAATTTTGGTCTTGTAGTCAAGAGTGTTAAATTACCTAGCTATCAAATAAACACCGTTGAACTTAATCAATATAATAGAAAAAGAATCGTACAAACTAAAATTAAATATAATCCTGTTACTATTAATTTTCACGATGACAATAATAATATGATTACCAGTTTATGGGAAGCATATTATACATATTATTATAAAGATGGTTCAAATTTTGGTGCTGTTTTTCAAGGGGCTAGAGGTGGGATTAATACTCCAACTCAAGGTGGCGGCGGATCAGTACAATCAGCAACAGATGCTAATTATAATTATAGAAACATTTATACAAATTCAGATAATATTGTTGGGAATAATAATTGGGGTTATTGGGGAGAAAGTCCTAATCCTAGTTTAGTAAAAGTTCCTTTTTTCAAGAATATAACTATATTTGGTTTTAATTATCATAATTTTACTGCATATACATTAATTAATCCAATGATTAATTCTTTGAATCATGACACTTATAATTATTCAGAAGGTGGTGGTACAATGGATATCCAAATGGATTTAGCATATGAAACTGTAGTTTATAATGAAGGCTCTATGGACGGTCAAACTCCTGGCAATATTGTTCAAGGGTTTGGATTAGACGGATCATATGATAAGACACTAACTCCAGTAACACCAAAAGGTAATAATCGCCCTGTTGCAGGAAAAAGTGATTATATTCCTCCTGCTGGCGGATTTATGACTAAAAAAAGGGCTAGATAATATGTTAAACAATCCAAATGTAGCTTATAATTATCAAAAAACACCGGGGCTAATTACTTCTGATACATTACAATCAGTAGCAGGATTATCTGTAACTTTGAGAAATAATCCAAATTATAATAGAAACTTAACTACTTTATACACTGTAGGACAATCTACACCTAACCCAGGTGCTGGATATCCTACAATGTTAGCATTACAATCTCCTAAAGCAGTTGGTGAATATCCTTATGCAGGTTCGCAAGTAACATATATAGGTGGAACAAGTGGCTAGAATAATAGATAACAGATCCAATATAGATCAAACTATTAGAATTTTTGATTCTTTTTATTCTACTGATGTAAAAGTTGGTGCAGACCAATTTGACATTGTATATGGGTATTTTACTAGTGTATGTAGTACTAAAAGTATAGCACAAAATTTTACAGCAGTTTTGTTTAGGGCAGCAACTGAAACAGGATTAAATGTACTAGATTTATTAGATGAAATACAAGGTGCTGGTAACAAATTACAGATGAATAAAATTATTTGTTATTACTTAAATAGTTTAAAATCAAAAACTTCTTTATACGGAGTAAGTGTTGTGCCTAGACCCAATCAACCTGTAGCGAGAAATGTAGTACAGTGACATGGGAAAATGGGCGCAAGGTTTTTATACTCCTAAAAATCCTCAAAAGTATATAGGAAAACATAATCCTAAATATCGTTCAGGATGGGAACTTACCTTTATGACATTTTGTGATACACACAATAATGTATTATATTGGGCTAGCGAAGCATTACGAATTCCATATAAACATCCATTCACAGGCAAACCAACTATATATGTTCCTGATTTTTTTGTAGTTTATGAAAATAAGTTTGGCAAAAAAGTAGCAGAAGTTGTAGAAATAAAACCTAAAAAACAAAGTATTATTGAAAGTAAAGTAGCAAGCGCAAAAGACAGAATGATTGTTGCCATTAATCATGCTAAGTGGCAAGCTGCTATGGGATATTGTAAAAGTCAAGGATACACTTTTAGAGTAATTACAGAAAAGGATTTATTTTTTAACGGAAAAAAATCATGACATTTTCTTTCGACTATTTGTACTACTATAACAAAGCAGAAACAAATGAAATTATGTATAATTACGGTTTAAACCGTATTCCTTCTCACAGGCATAGAATTATTGAAGATACCGAACTAGAAAATCATTCAATATATTTAATAGGATTTAACGACTTATATGACATTGATAATCGCGTTCCTTCCCATATATTGACCCGTCTATCAGAATTAGAAAATACTCATCTTTATGCAAAGCATGATTTTTTTATTAATGTAAACGCGACCATAGATAACATCTATAAGTTAATAATAAACTATAAGATTAAATCTAATAATATTTGGATAGTAGTAGCATATGAGTTTCAAAAACAGGAAATAGAAAAACAACTGTTTAAATTAGGACTTACACCGATAAACATTATCGCGTTTGATCCTTACTTGAACCAAATTTACAATCAAGTGATTAATCATAATATTAAACCTGAAATTAGTTTTAAAACTCTATTACCAAAGCGTTTTAGTGCTTTTTCACGAAGGTATGAATATTGGCGATTTAAATTTTTTTGTGATCTAATTGAAAACAATCTACTAGATAAATTTTACTACACTTTTACTAACGGACATCCGGAATCGGTACCTTATCCTCACGAAATAATAACGAAAGAACAATTAAAAAATATTGACAATGTTAAACAAATCAGCAAAAATAAAGAAGATATTCATACTTGGATAGATAATATGCCTTATTGTTTGGATCTATTAGAACAATCAAATTCGTTTCCTTTAAAAATTTATGAGCTTTATAAAAAATCACATATTAATATTGTATTAGAAACTAGTCCATTCAATGCATTTACCGGGATAATAATAACTGAAAAAACATATAGAGCAATAAGCATGGCTAGACCTTTTATACTCTTTACATCTAACATGGGTCTTACTTTATTAAAAAATTCAGGGTATGAAACTTTTGAACCAGTAATTGACGAGAGTTATAGTAGAGTTGATCAATCAATTGAATCTAAATGTAAAGCAATAGTAAAAGAAACTATGAGACTTGCATCAATGTCAGATACCGAATTCTACAATGTTACACAAAATCTACAAGAGATTGCAAACTATAATTTTAAAAACTTTATGAGGTTAGGAAGTAAAAATATGCTAACAAATATGATAACGGTCACTGGTCCTAAATTATGGAATAGTATTTTATAATTTATAAAAGACAATAAATATTATTATGACAAAAAAATTAGAAGAATTATTTGAATTACCTCAATCAGAGATTGAGTCTCTATCTAAACCTATACCTGAATATGCAATAGAAGTTACTAAAGAAGCATTAACTAATTTAGAAAAAATAGAAAATGCTTTACCTCAGGTACGAGGGTTAGAAGTTGCTGATATTGAAATGGATAGCCTAGCTGATTTAGCCACTAATAGTTATAAAGACCTTATGGATTTAGGTATGCAAGTAGATAGCAGATTTAGCAGCGAAATATTTAGTGTTGCTAGTAATATGTTAAATCATGCCATTAC